AGCTGACCCCATTGTCGTCCGTGCCCTGAACCATTGCGTTGTCGCGTTCCTCACTGATGATTGTGCCAGAGAATTTGCCGTTGCCGTCCAGGCTGAATGCATCGCCCTTGCGGCTGAAGTTGACCGTTGCGCCGACTGGCATAATGGCCTCCTCGATGTCTCGGAAAATTTCGCGCGGCTTGGTTGCAGCAAGGCGGCGAGAGGAGCGCGCTTTCCCCTCGCCGCTGATTGCCTCGAATCAACTCAGGTAAGAGCCAGACTCCACTCGCCTTCCGGCGTGCCGCTGTAGAGCTTGTAGCGAAGAGTCAGGGTCCGAATGCCGTTGGTCACGCCCTTGCGGATACTCTGCAGCTGGCAGGTGGCTGCGGTGAAGGTGATCACGTTGCCAGCGCCACTGCCGACGGCCATGCTGACGGCATGGCTGAGGCTGGTGGCGGCCATGTCTGCATGAAGCTGCGCATAGGTCAGGGTTGCCGAGCCGTCCGCGTCGGCAGCGATCGTCAATTCCAGGCTCGGGTTGCGGTCGATGATCACATGCGCCTTGATGCCGGTGGCGGAGTTCATGTCCTCGACACGCTGCACATCGACGCCCATGTCGAACGCGAAGTTCTGCAGCACGGGGTTGTAGGCCGAGCCGCCCGCGCGTGTGATTGACAGGATGTTCGAGCCGCGCATGATCGGCGCCGTCAGTGAGCCACCGGTAAAGCCGGAGATGGTTCCGCTGGCAGGCGCGGCGTATGTCCCGAAGCCGGTAAAGCGACAGACAGCGCCGGTTCGTGGCCCGGCGGTGATGCGCATGTTGCCCCAGGTACCGTTGATCTTGTGGAGCAGACCACCCATCTCGCCCCAAATCGTCACAGGGCCGCACTTCGGGGAGGTACCCGATGGAGTGTTCAACTGCGCAATCGTCGCCGGCGCGTAGGTAATTGACGTGGCTGCCACGATGGTGGACTTGTTGCCCGAGGCCTGGAACAGCGCCGCGATCGCCGCAAACCCGTCCACCGCTTCCACGCCTGCCGATCCCGAAGCGCAGAGCCAGAAAGCCAGATCGACCGGTTGACGTACCGGGCCGATGGCGTCCGCCTGTCGTGTCAGCGAAGCGGCAAACGGCCGGTACTCGATCATGTCGACTTCGACTTCTGCGGGGTTGGCGTTCTCCACCAACAGAATATCGTCGGTTCCGCCGGCCGGTGTCGGATCGCTTCCCTCGGTTGTTTCCTTCTTGACCAAGGCGGCTGCGTTGCGTTCGCGAGATTTGGTCCAAGCCATTTAGTTCCTCCTCAGCTCCTCAGCTCCACGATTGTCGCGTTATATCGTATCACGATATGTCAGTTGAAAAAAAGAGACGGGCACGCTTCAGTTCCATGGGTCGTTGGCCCGCATGTGGTACTTCACAGCCCAGTCCATGCGCAGCGCCGCACGCCCCGAAGGGGCACCCTCGATCACGTCCTGGATCACCGAGACCACCGGCACGCAGTCCCAAGCCGTTCCGCCGGCGGCGTCGTCGTTCTCGACAGGCACCATTGCCTTGAGTAGCTCCGCTTCGAGGCGATGGCCCTTGCGGCGCGGGGTGTCGTCCCCGTCGTCGGCGCAATCGAAGAGCACAATGGTGGTCACCGGCAGATCGTTGAAGTACCGGTCCGCGAAGTCGGTCAGGTTGAACGACTGAGGCTGCATATCCCAGACGAACAGAAACGGCAGCCGCTCGCTCGGCAGATCGAAGCTGAACGGTAGATCGTAGCCGCCGCCCGCCAGCAGAGAACAGCGAGCCTTCGCCTGCTCGGTGAAAGCCTCGAGGATCTTCACCACGCGCGGCGTCTCGCCCATCACCTACCTCGACCATACTCCATCACCCGCGCCGCATTCTGCTCCAGGCGACGCACCAACTCCGGTTGGAATTCTTGCCGCGCCGGCTCGAGTCCTGGCCTGGCCGGTATCGTCACCGACTTGACCATCACGAAGATCGGCACCACGCCGGTTCCGATCTTCTGCATCAACACCAGCTTGTCACCGGACTTCGAACGTATGAAGAACGTGTTTTCGAAGTCGCGGGGCCCGCCGCGCGGAACACCACGCTCCGTCTTTGCCGCCGGCAGTGGTATCGCCAACCAGCCGTCGCCCTTCGCCCGGATGGTCGCACCGAACTCATGCGTTGCCGCATACTGCAGTGCCTTGCCTTTGGCGGATTGGTGCGTCACGCCGACGGTCAGCTGCAGCCCTCCTCCACCGGTCTCCTCGACCGTGTGAGCATAGCTTCGCAACAGTGTGCCGGTGCGGCGCACCGTCGAGCTATCGGTCGGATCGGGCGGCGGAGCATCGCGGTGCATCTCCCGGATGTGCCGCACCATCAAGTTACCGACCCCATAGACGATCTGCTTGTTGCTCTGTTCGAGGCGAGGCCGCACGCCGCCGAGGTGAGCGGCAAACTTGACGACGTCGGAGGTGTTGACGGAGATTTTCATGCGTGGTTGTCGAACATGCCGGCGCTGAAGGCAGGCTGTGTACGATCGCTATCGGACTCGACCGACGTTTTGTCGGAGACGCTGACGCCGCCCGCATAAGGACGAAGACTCATGCCCTGCGAGCTTGAGATTTCGGCTTCGAGCGTTTCGGCCAGCTTGAGGAAACCCCTGGAGCGCTGGCTGAGGGCCTGCGTCGTGGACAGTCCGCCCGAGGCGGAGACGGTTTTGTCAGCCTCACGAGCGAATCGAGCCGCAATGCGGCGGCACAGATACACCGCAGCATAGGGCAGAGTTTCGTTCTCTGAGATCGCGAAAGCGATTTCCTCGTTGCTGACCAGTTGATCGCTCTGGTCAACGTCCTGGATGAGGAAGCGGACGTGGTCCTTGTCGCTGGTCGCGGGATCGCCGCTGTAGTCCCAATGTCCGACGATTTCCCAGCTCATCACGGCACCGCATGAAGAACGGCCGATACAGTGCAGCCGTTCATGGCAGTAAGTACCGCCCGCATACACCGCAGGGCCTGAGTGAACGTCGTACTGAGCCCGGTTGCGTTCTGGGCTACCCCGGCCTCAGTGATGGTCTGCAGAGTGACCCAATTCGAGCAGTCGATGCTCCCTGCCAGAACGAGCGTGTAGCTGGTGCAAGTGCCGACGGTGACTTGCACGCTTTTGGTCTCGTAGCCTTCTACCAGAGCCACGCCACTTGCATTGACGGTTGTGGCGGCATCGAGAAGCACGCGCGTGATTGGCACCTGGTACGCTTCCGCCCTCGAACTTTTCGGCGTGCCGATGCTGGCAAGCGTCGCCGTCGGGGTCACGGTTGGCGTCTGGGTTGGGGTTTGGGCGCTCACGCCTACTGGCACTGCCACTGCCGCAAGCGCCAGCACGCTCAAGAGCCATCGCCGCATCTCGCCCACCCATCACCCAAGACCGGATCAAGTGGTGCCGCTGAAGCGCAGGAGCGCCACGCTGCCGGTCACGGTCCCTGCCAAGGTGCCGGTCGCAGCGCAGCGGATCAGCAGACGATCCCCGGCCGTAACGGCCAGATTGGCGGCCGTACCATGCAACGTGAGACTGCGCTTGCCATTGGCAACGAGCGCCGAGCCACCGGTTGCCTTGGTGGTATTAGCCGCGGTAGCGGCGAGCATAGCGGTTGTGCCGGCACCAGCTTGGCCGAGATTGGTGATGCTGAACGTGATGTAATTCGAATCGTGAGCGGCGAGTGCATCGATGGCGCTGAAATCAACGCCTGCCAGGGTCCCAGTCTCGGGGACGATCGCATAGGCGTCGGTGTCGCCGGTCGTCGCGATCGTACCGATGGGCACCGATACGGCCTTGCGCGCTGCGGCTGCCGAGAGTTCTTGGCGTGACACGCTGGCGTCGGCGGCCACGAGATTGTCGACATAGAGCTTGCCGCGTATGCGTCTCATTTTACTTGCCCTCCTTCCGTACCGCCGCGCCCTTCTGGATAGGCTCGCGCCGGGCAAGCTGCGCTTGGAGATCGTCAACTTCGGCACGCAGCTCGGAGATCGATGTGTCCTTGGCCGCTATCTCGGTGCGCAGGCCTGCGATCACCCCGTCCCTGACGGCAAGGTCTGCTTCCAGCGCTGCGACGATCTCCTGGGATCCGGTGACGTCCACCGGACAGGCGAGCTTCTGGCGCACCAGCCAACGGGCGTTCCGGCATTCGCGCTCGCTGACGATCTGCCCGGCTTTGAATGGCAGACCCGGGATCGAGCGCAGAATCCGGTAATGTGCTTGGTCGGCGAGCATTGGAATCAAACTCCTTGTGCGAACAATGCGGTACTACATTTGTGAAACCAGCTAGTTGTGGGTCGCCCAGCTTGGGCACGAAGGCGATTTTGCTCGCCGACCTGCAAGAAAGTGTCGCAGCGTGGTAAGCCATCCCCTCTCAGGGGCATCAAGACTGGTCCTTATGCGCCACGCCATGCATTCGGTCGCGTCTCTACTAAGCGAATCCCTGTCGAAAGTGTCCTAAAGCTAAGAAACCGCGCTTGCGATGAAATACCCGAGATCGCTGCCGGTGATTTTGTGGTCGAAGCCGATTTCCGACTCCAGGCGCTGCGTGCCGAGGCCGCGCGTTGGCACCGGAATGTTCGCAATCGGGGTCTCGACACCGAGCTGCCCGTTGCCGACCGAATCCCAGGTGAAGGTATAGCCGGCCGACGGCGACATCATGTCGGCGTTCGGGCTGACGTAGCAAACCAGCATCGCCTTCCCGAAGATGAAGTCGGTGGTGGTGGTCGACGCATTTTCCTTGCTCGTGGTCTTGACCGCCCGAGCGATGAAGAGCCGGTCGATTTCCATGAGCGATGCAACGGTCTGCAGGAGAACCTGCGCCGGCATCTGCGTGGTCGCGCCGCCACTGACACGATCGACGATCAGCGGATGGCGCTTCAACTTCTGCCAGGCCTGGAAACCGATCACCCCGGTGTTCGGAGTAAATCCCGTTGCCTGAGCAACGGTCGTGCAGGCCAGGTCGACATCGGCCAGCGGATCGGAGTTGGCGAAGTCGGACCACTGAGTGGTGCCTGACAGCGTGATATCGGTGGCCCACTTGCTGGTGCTGAGGAAGTCGGCCACGAACTGCCGCTCCAGCCGTTGCAGCGCCTGGCGCATCAGCCACTGAGTGGTCGAGTCTTCGATGCTGATGTTGGGGTTGTTCCAGTTGCTGCGATCGCGCGCCGTGATGTCACGGTGCAAGGCGTAGACTTCGCAGTGATACGAGTCCTGCGAGAGCTTGAAGCCTGAGCCTGCCGACTCTTCGCCGTTGGCGCGGGCCTGCATGTCGTCGGCGTTCAACTGCGCCTTGTCGAAGACGTAGTATTTCGCGTCCTGCTTGCTCACCGACACTCTCGGGAACACCTGAGTCGAGACGAAGTTTTGCGGACTCTGCAGGTAGACCTGCGCGACTTCGCTCGCCTGATTGTCGATGTATTCTCTTACGTCCGGCTGCGGCATGACTCCACCTCCTCAACCACTGCGCCCGTCGCCATCTAGGCGAGAGTTCTGGTCCCGATGCAGTCGAGAGCGATGGTCGCGTACTCGCCCGCGTTGCTGGTCGCACCGCCCGGAAGCACCCGGCCGACGATGTGCTTGGTCGTATCGCTGGCCGTGTACGTGGCGGCTTCGCCGTCAGAGCTCGTGCCGACAGAGGCGTCCTCAGAGAGCGCCGCGTTCGCGCGCACCTTGGTGATTCCGAAGATGCACACGTCGGCCATCTCGCCCGACTTCGGGCGGTTCTGCAGCACGCCGACCGGCTTGTCGGTTGCGCCGGTTGCGGCGATCACGGCGCCGGAACTCAAGACGACAAACAGAAACTGCTTGGCCTGTGCGCTGAGATCCTCGCCGGCTGCCAGCGAGATCAGGATTTGATTCTTGCCGGTTCCATCGTAAGCCATCGGTCCTCCACACGTCCATGACGTATCGCAATACGATACGTTGACTCAAAAAAAAGAGAGTCGGTCTAGTGCCGGGTGCTCCGCTCCTCGGTACGCTCGGCGTCACGCAGCGCCGGATCATTGCGGCGCACCGCCACCTTGGCAGCCACCAAGGTGAGTTTCGGATCGGTTGCCATGAGCTTGTGCGCCTCGGCGAGCACTCGCGCCTGGGCGCTGTTGCCGTCGGGCTCGCCGGAGCGACCGATCTCCTGGAACAAGCCGGCCTTCTTGACCTGCTCGGCCAGCGCCTTCAGGACACGCTCGACCTCGGAGAAGTCTTCTTTCGAAAGCGACTCGCTGGCGCGCTTCAGGATCAGGCCGAATTCCTCCGGCTTGGCCGGAACGCCAACGAACTCGCCGCGGGCCTTGGCGACCCACTCGGAGTTGAGGCGGGTTTCACGCTCTGATTTGGCCGTCTCCTCGGCGGCCTGGGCACGCTTCTCGGCGTCCTCGATGCGCTTGCGGACCAGGGGGGGGGTGGACTTCCAAGCCTCCTCGGCGGGGTCCGTCGCCGGGGTCGGCGTGGCTTTCTTCTCCAGCTCCTCGACGCGGGACTTCAGGGTAGTGAGCTCGCCCTCGGCGTTGGTCGCACGGGCCTCGGCATCGGTGGCGCGCTTTTCGAGCGCAGCGATATGCGCCTTGGCTGCTTCATCGAGCTTCGACGCATCGAATTGAGTCTTTTCGGACATATCTCCCTCCACCTCGTTGATGATTTCCTGCAAGGCACCAAAAGCGGCCTTGAGTTTCACCATGCGGGCCGCGGCGATTTTGGCCCCGGTCTTCTCGACCGCCTCACCACTGGCCCAGGTGCCGATGTTCGCCAGCATCGCCGAGACGAATTCACTCAGCGATTTCTGCAGCATCGCCGACTTGTCGCTCACTGCGCTGTCGTTGAGGATCGAGCAGAACGAATCCTGCAACCGCCAAATAGAGTCACTGACTTGTCGGCGAGCTTCCTCGGTTTGAGCGATCTCGCCGTAGGTCCGAGCCACCTCTTCCATTTTGGCGGCAAGGGTCGGTGCCGTCGCCTTTAACTTGGCCACCACATCCGCCCGCTTAGCCACATCCGACGGCACCGCGTCGTCCAGATCCAGTCCGCGCTTGCGGAACAAAGCCTTGAACTGATCGACCACCACGCCGACAATCGAGGTGCGGTCCGCCTCGCTCAGTTGAGCAGCCGAACTCTTCGCCGATTCGATTGCGGTACGCTGTACGGCGGCAACGATGCTCAGCTGCCGGCGCTTGCCCGAGTGAATGTCGGCCAGGAGCTGATCGCCGCGCTCGTTTTTCGGAATGTCGATCACAGTCAGGATCCCAAGCGGCACAATGCCCTCCGGAATCCCGAGCGCCTTGATGACTTCCGGGGTAAAAGCCACGCCGCCGACCGGCTTTGCCACACCGACCTCGACGTGCATGTCGTCAGCTTCGGCCTTGCCACTGCTGATGAACTCGTAAAACGAATCCTCCAGAGCCTTGAAGGCTTCCGGAGTGTCGACCACATCACGGTCCGTAGCGTTCTCAATCTCGACGCTGTCGATGGTGGTCTTGCCGCCGCTGTCCGTGCCGAGCGTTCCGTCGGCCTTGCGGGCGACGTAGGCCCAGGCGATGACGCGGCGCTTCTCCAGGTCGACACCGGTGATCTTGGCATTGAGCACCAGATTGGTGGTGCCGGGCACCGCGGTGTCGCGGCGTTTGATGATCAGGATATTGGCTTCCTGATTGGCGCCGTAGTCAACGAACCCAATGGATTTGATCGCACGCACAAATAGGCGTGTGATCTTCGATCCATCAGACATCGGACTCGAGACCCCGCTTCATCGTCATATATCGTGCCACGATACATGGCAGCGAGGCAAGGGTCGCACGAAGCGTTAGTGGCGTTAACGCTTCGGTTTCACGTGCAACTATGCACCGTTAGTGATGCGCTCGACCCAGCGCAGTGACAAATTGAACTCCCTTGCCGTCTGTCGCTGCGCTGCCTTGGTTCGGAGTCCGTCGTGAACAAGATCGTCCACTCGAGCGCAAATTGCGGTGTCGCGTTCCACGCGATCCCTCGGTGGGCGCGGGATCCTACGGCCAGCGACGGCGGCGATCCGCATAGCGACAACCGAGTCACCGACCAGCGCAACGAAGCGGCGCCAAGAGAGGCGTTGACCTTCAAGCATCGACGTTCCTCGGGATCACGGCAGCAGGAGCGTCACGGAGCAAGTGCAGTTTGGATGCACTGTGGGACCACTAATCGTTTCCGTTGTGCCATTCGTATGCTGCACTTCCCACGCGGGCTCGCCATACGGGGCGCTCACACCATCGAGCGCTGCGCATAGATCACAGGCGGCAGGACTGGCGTCCCATTTCCACTCTGCCGTTGACGGATCAAACAGTCCTTCCTCCGCAGCGGCTGCTGCCGCATCGAATGTCGCGGCAATCTGTGCGTCTGTCGCTTCCGTGCGCGCGATCATCAGCGCCCGCGCTTGCCGAAGTTGATTGGCGTAGCGAGACACGTCAGCCAGCCCTTCGGCTTCGCTCATCGCGCCATCGGCGATGAAGCCCTCGACTTTGGCCCGATAGTTCGTCACCGCATCGGCCCAGCCCCCAAACAATCCAATCTGCGGCCGGATGAGAGCGGCTGCGCGCTGGGCCGAGAGACCTTCTTGCATCATCGTTTCGAGAGACTGGCGAATCCCGAGCCGGGTGTTCTCGCTGATCTCAACTATGCGCTTGCCACCGACCCGTGCGATGAACTCCTGCGCCCGGGGATCAACGATACTGAATGTCGCTTCCTCATGGATCAGACTTGCCGCCTTGCTCCCACTTTTTTCATAGACATCGCGCAGGCCGCGAGCGAACTCGTTGCGCAGCTTCGGCTCGCCGAGCTTCTTCCAGGGTACGGCTTCGGCAGCAGCATCGAGGTTGCCGGCTTCGAGCAGCTCACGAACCACGGCAATCTGCGTTTCGTTCTGGACCGCAGCAATCGCACGGAGGAAAGTCCGGCGCAGCTCGGGTTCAGCCTTACTCACGATGCGGCGCAAAGCGCGCCAATCGGCGGGCGTGGGGTTGGCCTTGCTCACCCAGGCCGTGGCGGTCAGAAATCTCTCAGCGGCGATTGCGAGCGAGGTGCTCAAAGCTAGTGACTGCCCTTGGTGGGAGTGGAGGCCGCCGCCTGCAGTTGCGCCAGTGTTTCTACGTGCCCGTTGTGCATTGCCTGCAGCTTCGAACAGAATTCATAGAAATGGCCGACGGCAATGTTGACGGCTGCGGGTGATCCTTCGGCATCGAGCGTCCAGGCTGCGAAGCAGACCTTCAGCTTGATCCACTCGACGTTGACCAGCTCGGTCGTTACGACTGGCTCAGCGGTCGCGGCACCGTTGAGTTTCTCCTCGGTCTGGCTCAAGGCAGACGCCCTCCGTTGATTCTTTTCAAAGGTTTCATTGGAATCTCGGTTACGATTCCACACGCAGCGCAGCGATAGCGGACCGGCAGTTCTAGCGGCATGGCTCACTCCTCACTCGTCGTCGTCATCATCATCATCAATGACGGGTCGCGAAGCACTGGTCCGCTTGCGCGCCGTGCGCGATATCGCCCGATCCGATCCAGAGCGGTAAGCCTTGATCACCTCGGCCGCGGCATCACGCGCTTCGCGAAACGGCCGCAAGCCCAAGCGCTTCAGCGACTGCCGCGCCATCTTGCCAACTTCCTCAGCAGTCTCCTGAGTCGGAAGACCCGGGGCTCGGAGCAAGGCATCCAGAAGACCCGGCACCAGCCCTACTTCCGGGAAGACGCCACCGACTTGCTGAATATAGGCCCCGAGCTCGGTCAGATTCGTTCCGGCGATCTCGCCGCGCTTGATCGTTGGCAGCACGTCCACTTGCAAGCCATTGAGTTTCATGAGCCGCGGTATGGCGAACAGATTGAACACCTCCAGGATCGTGTCAATCCAGCCAGCCAGGGCCAGCGTGTAGACGTCGGTCTTGCTGGTCGCCAGCGCCCAGCTCCCCGATTGCTCGTGACCGAGTAGAATGAAGTCCGCCAGCAACGACATGGCTATCTCCACCTGATAGCGCTTTACGATGACGTCGGTGTCGAAATTTCGTTTGCCGCCACTGGTGAGCAGCTCGACCGTGTGCGTGTACTTGCCGTCCTTGCCGGTATCCGACGGCAGCACCAGGCATTCCTGCTCGTCACGGCGGATGTTGCGCCCCATCGAGCGCCACGTCTCCAAATCGGCACCGCCCTTGGCGATCATGGAACCCGGCACGCGCACCGTTGGCAGGCCCGCTAGGTCGCGCTCGATGCCGATGCCCTCGATCATCTTGATCCGCTTGGCAAAATACCAAGCCTGGTACGCGGAGCGCAGAATGCTGCGACCCTCCGGACTATCGCAAGTGGAATCGGTGCGAAACAGCAACGCCTTCTCAATCGGAATCGTCGCGGTGCGGTTTGTCGACGGCGACACCTGAACCATGCCACGCAGCGAACCATCGGCAGCGAACTCCCACGATTGCAGCGACTCCTGCGAGCGCGGCGCGAACTTGCGCCAGCCGATCAGACCATCGCTATAACGGCTGCGGGACGCAGAATCCTCAACGTCGCCACCGCGGCGCTTGTAAACTATCTCGCTTAACTGCCAGCCATACACCAGAAACGTGAGAATCTCGCTCAGCGTGTCGGACCACGTCCGGCTCATGTCGGCAAGAGCCGTCTCGATGAGCTCGCCGGCGCGCTCATCGCTGCCACGGTCGATGTGAATCGGCACTTGGCGAAGGAACTGCCTAGTGGTGCCGAGGCAGGCGGAGATGGTCGGGTCGTTCAACGACATCTCGCGCAGAACGCGGCGGCCACGTTCGCCCTTCAATTCCTGCAGAAATTCCTCGGCGATCCTGCCGCCCCATTGTTTCAACCCGCTCGAACCGATTTCATCGAAGGTCGGGAAGGAGCCGGTGGGAGTTGCTACGGACTGAGCCGGTTTCGCTCGCGGCGCCATCGGTTCTGTCTCTTTCTCCTAGGCGGCAGTCCAGTAGCTTTGCCCGGCCGAACCCTCGGCCGGCAAGCAAAGGACAGTGTTGAGCGGTGCAAATACCTGCATGACGGCGTCACCGTCATCGGTCGAGCGCCCAATGCGCTTACGCAGCGTGTCCTTGTCTTCAATGAGCAGCTTACCATTGCTCGTGACGCGATACTTGATAGCCGTCAGATCACTGGTCAGATGAGAATCGTCATCGTCGTCCGGCGGTAATGCGATAGTCTCGTTGTTTGTTGGGTCGAGCAGCTCATGCAGATTCCACCAGGCCGCACTGCGCAAATTAGCGAACTGCAGCTCGCCGCTCCGGTCGACGAAGTCGCTCCCAGCTGCAGCATTGAAGGCGACGACATTGCCACCTAACTCACGCCGTCGCGCGTAGGTGCCAGCACCGATGCCGATCGTGTCGATGATCTCTCGGGCATTGGAACTACCCGCGACTATCGCGATGCGACCAGCAGTCTCCATGGGATCCTCTTTGGAGTAGCGACGCAGCTCGGAAACGAGCGAGCCGTGACGCAGCGCCAATACGGTGTTGTCTTCGCCTGTCCACGCAACGTCGACGCCGACGTGTGTCAAGGGCCCGGCTGATTTGCCGCTGCTCTTCCAATCGCGCCAGCGCTCGTTGGCAGCCTCGACCCACGCTAGGGGGATCAGTCCGTCAGCATCCGCGGATGCAAATTCGCCTTCGACGCGATTCTGATAAACGGCGGATTTCTCGCCCCATTGCAGCCGGCGCTGTTCCGCCCACTGCTCGCCCATCCTGCCGGCAACGATCACTTCCGTTTTTGAGACTTTTCGGGTCCACCAATCCTCGAAGCCAGGCTTGCGTTGGTGAATCTCGTAGAATCGACCGCTGTTCTCGCCGGGCGTTGAGCATGCAAGAGCATACGCCTCACATCCCGTGTTCTTGCCGGCGCCAGAAAAAGCGCCCTCGGCAGCGTCCCAAATCCCTGGCTCGATCGCTTTCGATTCGTCGAAGATATACATTAGCGAATCGGCATGCGCGCCCTCGATTAGCATTGGGTCCGAACTAGCGACGGCAAACGCGGAGCCATAGTTGAGCTGCAGGCTCAGAGTGAGTAACTCGTTCTGCGAGAACGGCTCGCGGCCGATTTTGTCCCACTTCAGCCGCCGTGCCCACTTGTGGATCTCCGGCCATAGATATTCAGAGAGTTGACGCCAGGCGCCCGCAGTGGTCGGCAGTTTCCAATCTATTCGCAGCGCGTCTCGCGTCAAAGCGAACCACAGAGTGACGAACGCAGCGAGAGCCGTCTTTCCGAGTGCATGTGGACCTCGCACCGCCACCCGTTTGTGCCGGGGGAATTCCGAGAGAATCTCGAGCTGATAAACTGCCGGTCCTTCATTCTCGCGCCATTCGAAACAGTCCATCACGAATGCCGCCGGATAGTGAAGGTACGCTTGCAGTTGCGATTCCTTCGCGCGGCCTCCGCGGCTGCGAAACATCCCGGCGATCGCCGCGTTGACCGCATAGTCCATCGCCAGTTTGCGCCCCGATGCGGGTCGTTCGAACAGCGGAGCAAGCTCGCTCATGTCGTGACCTCACGCCGCAACGTGACGAAGCCCTCGAGCAACCGCGTGGTTACCAGCGCCGCGACTTCCAGATCGTAGACTGCACGCAGCCAACCGGTCAGCGCGCCGGTTTGGGTCGCCGTTCTCGCAACTACGATGTTGCAACCGGAGTTGCCGTCGAGGAGCGTGATTCCCTCAGCTTGCGTGAGCGTGAGTCCGGTGATGGCCGTACCGCCCCATGTATCGCGCACCGTTAGCTTGGCCGTGTAGCCGCTGCTCAGATCGAGGACCTGCTTGCTGGCGTCCTGCCACGCGATGCGCAACGCCAGTGTCGCGCCTTGGCGAATGATGAAGTCGAACTTCGCGGGTTCGATCGTCGCGGCGGTGGTGCGGACGATCAGGCCGACATCTTGATCCGCATCAAGCTTTGCCCGCAGTTCGGTCGGCACCTGCATGTCAATGTCCGCCAGGCACTTTCAGTACTTGCCTGCGAGCGATAAAGCAGACGTTCCCGGTCGGGGTGTTGGTGTCGGCGTCGGTTGCCTGCACCCGAATCTGATAACGATTGCCGGCTCGACAACCGGCAGTGCCGCACCCAGCGTCCGGATACAGTACGAACGAGACCAGGTCACCACTGGCGGTCGGCCCAGCTACTCGCATAGCAGCCGGGTTACTGTCGGTGATCGGACACCCGCCCACGGCACACTTGATCTCAACCGCGGCGCTCGCAACGGTGCGCCCGACAAACCGCATCGCGTACGTGTCGCGCGCCTGCGGCTCAGACTCCCAGATTTGATCCTCGCGGCATACCTGCGCATCGACACCTGCCGCGAGCCAGGCAAAAAAGAATGCTGCCGTCGAGCACCGCCACCGCATACATCATGAATCGTACCACGATACATTTAGGCGGTGCAATCATTTGCTGCTGCGTGCCGCCCTCGCTCGTTTATTGCGCTTCAGCAACGGAGACGGCCGTCGTCCGCCTTTAGCGATAGGGCGGTGCGGGACTCCGTCAGTAAATACAAACACCCCCGAACTGCGCTGCCAGTAGCCACCGGTCACTTCGTGACGCGCGAGTTTGTCCTCAAGGCGGAATAGAATGTCCTGATCTTCACTGATCTCAAAACCATCGCCGCCAAACAAATGGAATTGCAGAGGCCAAACGCCTATCTTGACGGCCAACCAAGCTACTCCGATCTTCTCGATGTTCGGAGCACAGCAGAAGTCCCGCGCGAGTCGCGCATTATGATCAACCGTGTTGTGGTGATCCTCGATTCTCACAAGAATCTGGAACCGCCACTCTTGATCCGACTTATCATCCTCCTCATCGTCGAGCACCCCTCGCCAGATTTGGCCAATGCCAAAAGCCGTTTTCTTGTGCATCACTTCCAGCCCGCTAGCCGTAACTCAAGCCAAACGCAGTTGCTGCCACCCGTTCTTGATCTTCTCCAAAACTCCATCGTCCACCACGTGCAACTGAACCACGTGGCCGAATTCCGTAAGTATCCGCTCCAGGTCGCCGCGGCTGACATTGCCACGGATGCGCTCGATGGTCTCGACAATTCGAGCGACCACCAGCAGGCTGTTTCGCGCGTCGCTAATGTCCAGGATCTGGCGCGGCTTCGGAGTGTCGGGGTGCATCTCATCAAGGGCGCTCAGATCGGTGAGCGCCTTCTTCATCCGCACCGCGTCGCGCGCCCGGGACGCTTCACGAAATCCCTTCAGGGCAACGTCAAAGCGGCTGCGCACTCCGATGAAACTCGAATGCCACGCCAGAATTGCCTCCATCCACAGCTCGTAGCGCTCCACAAAGTCGGTGAAGATCGCCCTCGCCATGTACAGCTCATCGTGCATATTGAGCGGCTCCGGATCGATGCGAAACTTGTCGTATAGGATGCGGATGCGCTTGCGCTCGATCGAGCTGTAACGGCCGTGCTTGATGGGACTCAGGCCGCCATGCAGCCAGCAGCGACCTTGGCCCAGATGGTCGGTCCGCGTGCCAGCGATCTGCTTGCAACGTCCTGCGGCGCGCGTCTTCGCCCCACAACGTGCATGGGGTATCGAGCTTTCAGCTTCGCTCATGGGGTATGATAATGGCGTTTCTCGTTTAGCCCCTTCGGGACTACGGCGCTACCCGCGTTGTAGAGTTCGCAGCAGAGATGCAGCCATGCCTGCAACGTCGCCGCCTGCGCAGCGCTGGGGTAGAGCGCGTATTTGAAGGTTCGAATCATCTTAGGGCACCGTGCGCTTCATCCAGCGCGCGGCTTTCATCGCAGCTTCACGTACAGCCGTTCCAGGATTTCAAACTGTTTCTCCGACACGGCGCTCTTCACCGCAAACTGCCCGCGCACGGATGCCAGGAACGCCTGCTCCCACTCCGACAATTCCGACCACTCGCGCTCGCCATCGGCCGGCAACATGGCGAGGTAGTGCTTCGCCGTCGCGTTGCGAAGGCACGGCGGGCAGAGTATCGGCACGCCACTGCCGTGGAGCACGCCTTGCGTCTGCGTGCCGAGCGACGCGGCGCAAGCCGAGCAGCGGTCAACGTTCATGCCGTCCTCGGTGGCTCATCTCTCTCAGGAAGTCTACGAATGATCTCACTAAGCGCAATCACAATGAGTCGAGTTAAAGCGACGGCGTCCTGATTCCCCATTACCGCATTCCAACCAAACAACTGCTCGACTTCTTCGTTTGTCATTCGCCCTTGCACTTCGCCGCCCGCAGGAGTTGGCACCGGAGTGGCGTCATGGTTACACAGTCGACGGCCTGTACGATGTCCATCGCCCACTCCGACACTTCTCCCCTGATAGCCGAGCATATCAGCGAGTTGCGGTAG